AAGGATGGTACAAAGTTCGCCAGGCCTAACAAGTGTAAAGACTGTGATGCTAGAGGATATCAACTTAAACCACTAAATCACTTAGCAGGACTACGCTTTGCTGCGCCCAGTAAGAAGTGGGTTAGTGCCAATGGTTTCAGCACTGGTAAGGATAACTTAGATGTATTGATTGGTACAGCCAAGACTAAGAAGATGGATGAAGCTGTAGCATTCCTGACAGACTTGAAGCGTTTGTCTGCTGTTAGTAGCTACCTGAGTGCATTCGTTGAGGGTATTGACACCTTCACTAAGTCTGATGGCTTCCTACATGTAGGTTTAACTCAACACATAACAGCTACTGGACGTTTCAGTGGACGTAACCCTAACATGCAGAACATGCCCAGAGGCGGTACATTCCCTGTTAAGAAGGTGTTTGTATCTCGATGGAAGGGTGGTCACATTCTAGAGGCAGACTTTGCTCAGCTTGAGTTTAGAGTTGCTGCATTCCTAGCACAAGATCCTGTTGCCATAGAAGAGATAGCTACAGGGTTTGATGTGCATAGTTATACTGCTAAAGTTATTACAGATGCAGGACAACCAACGTCTCGCCAGGATGCAAAGGCACACACGTTTGCACCTTTATTTGGAGCTACTGGATATGGAAGATCTAAGGCTGAAGAGGCATACTACATACACTTTAACGAGAAGTATGAGGGTGTAGCTGCATGGCACAAAGAGTTAGGCGATGAGGCTATACGATTTAATAAGATAACTAATAAGTCAGGGCGACAGTATGCTTTCCCTGATGTTAAGCGCAATGCAAGAGGTGGGGTATCACACTTTACTATGATTAAGAACTATCCAGTACAAGGGTTTGCTACTGGTGATGTTGTACCTGTTGTGTTGATTGAAATGGAAGAGAGGATGAAGCATCTAAAATCTTGTTTAGTTAATACTGTACATGATTCAAGTGTGGCAGATGTGCATCCAGAGGAGAAAGATGAGGTATTACAGATAATTGAAGATATGAACGATGATTTAACCAACCTGATAGAGAAATCTTATGGCGTTAAAATGAATGTACCACTGCTATTAGAATCTAAAATAGGTCCGAATTGGCTTGACGTACAGGACGTTTGACGGTATAACTGAGTCTCTTTAACACAAATCTCATGAGGTAAATAATGAGTACAGAAATATCAATAACTGGCATGGATAATGCCTCTATGGCTGCACTGATGGGTGTATCCGCAGAAACTAAACAATCAGCATCTTCTCTTGCACGTATTAACGTTGTAAGTACAGCCCTCAAGGGTGAAATGGAGCTTGGTGGTAAGAAGATCAAGACAGATGTAGTACCTGTAGGTGCATACAAGATTACGCAGGGTGACGATGTGTTCTACTCAGAACAGATAAGCATTCGTGTATTCGCCCAGCGCCAACAATGGCAACGTTGGAATGCATCAACTAATGAGATGGAGAAGTCTGTTATGACTACTTCATTGAATGGGGATCTACAGGATAGCGTAGGTGGGTTTAACTTAGGTAGACCATCTGGTTATGTTGAGGATTGGAATGCCTTACCTGAAGCAACTAAGGATCTCATGCGTACTGTTAAGCGTGTGAAGATCTTTATGGGTCTACTCACTGTCAAAGCCCCTATAGATGAGCATGGTGAGCCTATCTCTAAAGAGTATGTAGACTTACCCTTTGTTATGGATGTAAAGAACCGTGACAGTCTAAAGAACTTAGATGGTGCTTTAAAGACAGTACAGAGAGCTAATCTCTTACCTATCATGTCTAACCTAGAGTTAGCAGGACAAGAGGGTTCAATCCCTACAGGTGCTACGTTTGGCTACATCACTGCTAAGGCAGGAGACAAGGTAGAACTTACTGAGGCTGACAACCAAACGCTCAAGGACTTCTTAGGCTTCATTGAGTATGGCAACGGTAAGATCCTAGATTTATACAATGAACGCTCTGACAAAGGTATGAGTGCAGCAGACGCTGAGCTTGTTGGTTCTATTGTAGATGTGGATGCTGACTAATGAATCATCCTGCAGAATTAGCTATGGTATCATTCCTACAAAAGGCTATGGCAGGTGAGACTACTATGACTGAAGAGGTGGCTGATAAAGTCGCCTCTGACGTTAAGGATGCTTTGTTTAAGCAGTTCGATAGTGGTCCTCGTGATGATTTCCGTTTACGTATGTCTAACATTGGTAAGCCACGTTGTCAGCTATGGTTTGAGAAGAATGACGCTAAAGATAAAACACCCTTCCCACCACACTTCCTGATGAACATGATATTAGGGGATATAGTTGAAGCTGTATTCAAGGGTATCATGAGAGCAGCAAAAGTGGACTTCAAGGATAACGATTATGTTACTCTTAAGTTGCCTAATGGTGTGGAGATTAAAGGTGAATACGATATGGAGCTAGACGGTAAGATTGACGATGTAAAGTCAGCCTCACCTTGGTCATATCAGAACAAGTTTGCATCCTTTGATGCCTTAGCTACAGGAGATAGTTTTGGCTATATCCCACAGCTTGTAGGCTACGCAGAGGGCGCAGGTAAAGAGGTTGGTGGTTGGTGGGTAGTCAACAAGGCTAACGGCGAATTTAAGTATGTCTCTGCAGATGGTGTAGACAAACAGGCAGTACTTGATGATATCGAAGACCTGACAGAGTACATCAACAATGATGAACCTTTTGAGCGTGAATTTGAGCCTATCGAAGAAACGTTTTACCGCAAGAAGACAGGCAATACTAAGCTAGGAGTTACATGTGGTTTCTGTGCGTTTAAACACAAGTGTTGGCCTACACTACAGACTTTACCTTCGCCTAACTCTAAGGCTAAGAACCCACCTATGATTGACTATATAACTTTAAAGGAAGACTAATGCCTAAACTAACTATTAACGATAAAGAACATAATACTGAAGACTTTAATGAAGAGCAGATGGCTATGTATAATGAAATCACGATAGCTAAACAAGAAATGAACAGATGCGAATATGTATATAAAGTACTAGAAGCAAGATGTAATCAGTTAGCAGGTATGATTGAAGCTGAGCCAAAAGAAGCTACTGATGGCTAAAAGAACTACAGCTAGATACCACAACTCTAGGCGTTATCGCAGTGGTCTTGAGAAACAGGCCGCTGCATTCCTAACAGAACGTCAGAAGGTAGTTAAGTATGAGCTACTAAAGATAGAGTGGGAAGATCTAAGATATAGAACTTACACGCCTGACTTTGAGTTAGATAATGGTATCATAATTGAGACAAAAGGTATCCTAGATAATGATGATAAACGTAAGCACTTAGCCATACAGAAACAACACCCAGAGTTAGATATCAGGTTTGTATTTAGTAATGCTAATGCCAAGTTATACAAGGGTGCTAAGAGTAGATACTGTGATTGGTGTGATAAGAATAATTTTCTCTGGTCACACAGAATAATACCTGAAGAATGGTTGACAGAAAAGGGTACAAGATCTAAAAAAGATAAGATAGTACTCAAAACAAAAAGGAAAGATTAATGGTGTTTCAGTTAGACGATGATGAAGTAGCTCTAGTTATCAAACCTTTGTATGAAGATAATGGTGAGTGGGAAGGTGATGTAGCTACTGGTGTGGCTATGAATGAATCAATCTCTCTAGACTTAAACATACAGCGTGGTATGGTGAATATCATTACTCTTATGACATCATTTCTATCTTACTCAGATGATAAGGAAGAACTCGTAGATGAAGTAATTAAGTGGCGTGAAAAGCTATTCGCTGAATTAGATGATTCCCCATTTGCAGAGTATGAAACAGAAGAAAACAGTAACGTAATAAAATTGACTAAGTTTACTAAGACAAAGGGTAATGCATAATGGCTAAATGGAATCTAGAGAAGCAAAGAGAGAACCAAGGTTTTGATCCAGTTAATAAACCAGCGCACTACAACCAAGAAGGTATTGAGTGTATAGACTACATTAAACAAGTTGTAGGCCTGGATGGTTTCATTGCTTATTGTCATGGCAACATGATTAAGTACCAACATAGATATCGCTACAAGGGTAATGGTATTGAGGATATGAAGAAGGCAGAGTGGTATCTGTCCAGAATGAATAAGGCTCTAGCGGAGAAACACAAATGAGCGATAAGAATTTTGATGTAACTTTACAGGTAGTAGTCAGTAAGGATAACAATATACTGTCTTCTCATGAAGAGTCACATCCAGATGATGTAAAGGATTTAGTGTCAGATACATTCTATGATGTAGATGATGTTGAGGTAAGTAACATAATAGTTAAAGAGAGAGAGAAAAATGAA